GTAAAAGAAATCGGTGATGACTACACCCAACTCGCAGCAGACATCGACGGAACAGAACAATTCATCGACACAGGTTCGTACATCTTTAATGCAGTGGTGTCAGGTTCCGTTTATGGTGGTGTATCTAGCAATCGCATTACTGCCATCGCTGGTGAAAGCAGTACTGGTAAAACTTTCTTCTCCCTCGCAGTGGTCAAGAACTTTTTGGATAGTAATCCTGATGGTTACTGTCTCTATTTCGATACTGAAGCTGCTGTTAATAAACCATTATTAGAGTCTCGTGGTATAGATATGAATCGCCTCGTGGTGGTGAATGTAGTTACCATTGAAGAGTTTAGAAGTAAGGCACTTAGAGCAGTTGATATATATTTAAAGACCAACATAGAAGATCGCAAACCTTGTATGTTTGTGTTAGACTCTTTGGGTATGCTTTCTACTGAAAAAGAGATTAGGGACGCACTTGATGATAAGCAAGTTCGTGACATGACTAAATCTCAATTAGTGAAGGGAGCATTTAGAATGTTAACTCTCAAACTCGGTCAAGCGAATGTACCACTCATTGTCACAAACCATACGTATGATGTCATCGGAGCTTACGTACCAACAAAAGAAATGGGGGGAGGTAGTGGACTCAAATATGCAGCGAGTACAATCATTTATCTTACAAAGAAGAAAGAAAAAGATGGAAAAGAAGTCATCGGAAACATTATCAAAGCGAAGACTCACAAGTCACGTTTAAGTAAAGAGAATAAGCAAGTTGAGATACGTCTTTACTATGATGAGCGTGGTCTTGATAGATATTATGGTCTTCTAGAACTAGGAGAAATTGGAGGACTATGGAAGAATGTTGCAGGTAGATATGAAATGAATGGTAAAAAGATATATGCTAAACAGATCCTTGCCGATCCAGAGACTTATTTTACCGATGAGGTAATGCAAGCTCTTGATGAAATTGCACAACAAGAGTTTAGTTATGGATAAAGTTGAGTTTCTAATTCTTAGAAACCTCTTATATAATGAAGAATATGTTCGTAAAGTTCTCCCTTTTGTAAAAGGAGATTACTTTGAGGATCGTAATCAACGTATAGTATTTGAGGAGATATCTAAATTTGTGCAGGACTATAATAAACCTGCCACAAAAGAAGTATTATGTATTGAGACTGAGAAACGTCAAGATATTAATGGAACAGAGTTTCAAGAAATAACTAAGTTGATTAGTTATTTGGATGATGAACCCTCTGAGTTCTTATGGTTAGTTAACACAACTGAGAAATGGTGTCGTGATCGTGCTATATACTTGGCACTGATGGAATCAATACAGTTAGCAGATGGAAAGGATGACACTCAAGGAAGGGATGCTATTCCTACTATTCTCAGCGATGCTTTGGCTGTGTCTTTCGATACTAATGTAGGGCATGATTACTTAAACGATTACGAAGAACGATATGAGTCGTACCATAGGAAAGAAGACAAGATACCGTTTGATCTCGAATACTTCGACAAAATTACGAAAGGAGGTCTACCGAATAAGACTCTCAACATTGCTCTTGCTGGCACAGGGGTTGGAAAGAGTTTATTTATGTGCCATGTGGCTAGCAGTGTCCTCCTCCAAGGAAAAAACGTCCTCTACATCACTCTCGAAATGGCAGAGGAAAAGATTGCGGAGAGGATCGATGCTAACTTACTTAATGTTAATATACAGGACATAACAGATTTACCAAAAGTAATGTTTGATAGTAAGGTTACTGACCTTGCTCAGAAGACCCAAGGCACTCTTATCATTAAAGAGTATCCTACTGCGTCTGCACATAGCGGTCACTTTAAAGGATTGCTACAAGAGTTAGCATTGAAGAAATCCTTTAGACCTGATATAATATTCATAGACTATCTTAATATCTGTGCATCATCCCGATACAAAGCAGGAAGTAACGTCAACTCATACTCCTTCATCAAAGCAATCGCAGAAGAACTTAGGGGTCTCGCAGTTGAGGCGAACCTTCCGATTGTATCTGCCACTCAAACTACTCGTAGCGGTTACGGTAGTAGCGATGTGGACATTACTGACACCTCTGAATCTTTTGGACTCCCTGCTACTGCTGACCTTATGTTTGCCCTTATTTCTACAGAAGACTTGGAACCGTTGAATCAAATAATGATTAAACAGTTAAAGAATAGGTATAACGATCCTACTGTTAATAAAAGATTTGTTATAGGAATAGATAGAGCAAAGATGAGATTGTATGATTGCGAACAAAAAGCACAGGAAGATATCGTTGACAGTGGACAAGAAGAAGAGTATAATAACGAAGAGAAAAAGTTTAAAAAATCCTTTGATGGATTTAAATTTAATTAATTATGACTTATAAAGATCTATTAGAATCTCTCCAAAAATTAAATGAGAATGCACTCTCAAAAGATGCTGTTGTTTATGATCTAGATGATCAAGAATTTAAAGATGTTGATTTTAGTGCAATAGGTAATTGTGAATGTGAGAAAGCATCTGATGAATTAAATGATGAAGATGCTTATTACTTTGTAATTTAATGACCATTTATCCTTTTTATAGAGTATATAATGAGAAAGGTGAGCAGTATTGTGACTGTGGATGGGAAAAACATGCACAAGAACTTATCATTCTTAATAAAGATGTACAACCACTAACTTATAGAAGAATTGATGCACCTAAACCAATCAACCCAGAGACAGTTGATGTTGGTGTAATTCCTACTGAGGAATTACCTGGTCAGCAAGGACTACCAAAAGCAGTTGACAGACTTCCTTTTGAACCTGAACTTGAAGAATTACCACAAAGCGAACTTAATCAATTTTAATTATGACTGTAGACACTAAAAAGTATCTTGACTTTGTTGATGGAGTCACGAGTGATCCTAGTAAAGACTTTGCACAACTTCTAAGAAGAATGACGGAGTTGGATATAGAAGATGACTGTGATGTATCACATCTTCTTACTGCTGCACTTGGATTAGCTGCTGAGTCTGGTGAGTTTACTGAAGTAGTAAAGAAGATTATCTTACAAGGTAAACCATATAATGAAGAGAATGTTTTCCATATGAAGAGAGAACTAGGTGATATTTGCTGGTATATTGCACAAGCATGTATGGCATTAGATACAACTTTTGATGAAATCATAGAGATGAATGTAGACAAACTTAAAGCACGTTATCCTGGTGGTGAGTTTGATGTTCATAAGTCAGAAAATAGAAAGGATGGTGATGTATGAGTTGGGAAGATCCACTAGATTTTAAAAAGGAGGGAATTGTGTTAGATTACAAAACTACTGGTGTTGATATAGATGCTGGTAATAAATTTGTAGAAGATCTTAAAACTAAAGTTCCTGGTCTTGGTGGGTTTGGAGGAATGATAAAGGTTCCTTCGGGATATGAGGAACCTATTTTAGTTTCTGGTGCTGATGGTGTTGGAACTAAATTAAACATATGTACCATTGCGAATGATTATACAACTATAGGGCAAGATCTAGTTGCTATGTGTGTTAATGATGTAATCACATGTGGTGCTAATCCATTATATTTTTTAGATTACATTTCTACTCAGAGGGTAGATGGTAACGTAGCAGATATTATGGTAGGAGTTCTGAAGGGATGTGAGATAGCAGGTATGGATCTTCTAGGAGGAGAGACTGCTGAACATCCAAGACAACTTCATTATGATATGGCAGGTTTCTGTACAGGTATAGTAGAGAAGAAGAAAATTATAGATGGGTCTGCAATTAAACCAAGTGATAGAGTTATTGGTCTAGCAAGTAGTGGACTTCATAGTAATGGATATAGTATGGTTAATTATCTATTGACCAGACATCAGATATTTTATGCTGATCATCCTGAGTTACTTACACCTACTACCATCTATGCTCCTGTTGTAGAACGTCTTTTAAAAGAAGGAGATTGGATATATGGTATGGCACATATCACAGGTGGTGGTATTGCTGAGAACTTACCTAGATGTTTAACTGAAGGATTGACTGCTCGTGTAGATTATGATTCATGGCCATTACCAGATATCTTTAAGAAGATTCAATTGAAGGGTAATGTAGATAAGGAAGAGATGAAGAGAGTATTTAATCTAGGTATTGGATATTGTGTAGTAGTACCTGCTAATCGTCTGGAACTTACTATGGATATTATTAGGGATGAAGATATAGAGTGTTGGGAGATTGGAGAGGTCTATGAGACTAAATAAAAGAAAAGTGTTTTGAGAGAAATGGAATCCAAAGATTTTTTTGCATTACAGGATGCATACAGAGTAATGTATACTGAGGCAAAGGACGAGTCTCCTGAGAAAGAAGAAGAAGATCGTAAAAAGGATGATGATCTAGCAGGATCTCCTAATAAGAAAAAGAATGGTAAGAAAGCAGATAAGGACTATGATGGCGATGGTAAGGTAGAAAGTAGTAAGGATGAATACTTTGGATCTAAAGACAAAGCCATTAAAAAGGCTATGGGTAAAGATGTAAAGGAATCAAGATGGTGGGATGTTGATATAAATGAAGCAATGGTAGTTACCAATGCTGATAAAAAAGCAAACACTCCTGCATATCAGAATTTTAAGAAGGGTCTAAAGAAGAAAGACGGCACACCAATGTATAAGGCTGCCGACCATATGAAGGAAGGATATGGTAAGAAGAAAAAGAAGCATGATTGTGCATCTAAGGTAAAGCATGAAGAGTATGGTGTTGGAAACTGTATCTCAGAAATGCATGACCTAGATGAGAACGGTAATGTTGCTCATTATGATGTAATGTTTGATCATGGTGTAGAAAAGCATGTTCCTGTTGAGTCTTTACAGATTCTAGAAGGACATATGCATGAGCATTTTATTAAAGAAAAGGAAAGTTATGATACAGTTGCTGCTGTAATTGATTATGACAGATCAAAGAAAGGTACAGATGATGCTACCTATGACAGTATGCATGGTAAGAAGAAGCAAGCAAAGAAAGAACGTGACTATGCTGCATTTGAACGTGGCAAGATGAAGAAGGATGATCCTAATTGGAAGCACAAGAAAGGATCTACCAGTGAAGGAGTAGAAGCATTAGCTGCTTCTGGTAAGTTTACTGCAGAAGAGATTAAAAGAATGGCATGGACTGAATTTGATGAAAACTATCAGGCAATGAGAAATCCTGAGAAAGAAGAAAAGAAAGATACTAGAACTGCAAAGCAAAAAAGAATGGATTCTCCTGATAAAGGAATCAACTCTCCTGCATTTAAGGAGTTCATGAGATCACGTGGAATGTAACATAAATACCACAGTATGATATAATGAGAGGAGTTTATCATGGCATTACACATGAGAGATCAATTATTGAAGGCAGTCCTAGCACATGCCAATGGTGAGATTGCAAAACACAAGGCAAACGTAGAAGTCTACTTGGAACATCCAGCAGGTATTGGAGAGCACTCTGATATCACTGAGGCAATCCAAGTAGAGATAGATAAGATTGCACGTTATCATGATCAAATTGAAGTTATAAACCATTACTTTCTAAAAAGATAGATGGCACAGTCTACTCTTGAATCCGATGCTTATTCACAGACAGTATCTATTTTAAATGATATTCTCTATGATGAAGGTATTAGTATTGTTAAAGTGGAAGGTACTACCACTGTTTATATTACTTTAGAGTGTGATGAGGATAGAGTAGATACTCAAGATAATGTTGAAGATCATCTTAGAAAAGTAGCAAAACCAATAAGAACTTATAAAAAAAGTAAGTCTTCTTTTGATACTACAGAATTAAGTGGAACTAAGATTTTTATAGTATATAAAAATAAAAAGGGTGGTATGAAGGAGACTACCCTTAATTCTACAATAACAGAATTGTTCCCTGCTATTGCATTTGAAACAGGTATCTCTGATAAATTAACTATTCCTAAATTTTATAATGAAGTTGCTCAAAAAAATGCCCAAACTTTAGGTGCTTATTCAGGTAATCCTTCTTTAGCCTTTAAAGCGGGAAAAGAATTTATTAGTAAAGCAACGGACTCTTCTAAATTTGAAGAGAAAGTGGGAAATGCTATAGCAATCCTTGGGTGGATACAATCAGAAAATAAAAGAAGAGATATTGATAAAGTGGTGTGGGGATATAGAGATAATACTAAACCGTCAGGAGTAAATCCTAAACATAAAGGAGATATATTTTTAGTATTTAAAGATAAGAATAATAAACCAAATATAGAAGGTGTGTCTCTTAAAGCAGGTGGTGAAAAGACTGCTGAACCTCAGTTTAATAGTTATGTAAGACCTATCTACACTTCATTTGGAATGCTATCTGCTTATTCTAAATTAGAAAAAGAATCTTACAAGAAATATTATAAAGGTATATCTAATATTCCTAAAGAAAATCAATATGGAAAATCACCCATGACAAACATTGTAGGTGAATTTGAGAAAGAGCAACCTACTAGATATGAATCACTTTATGACGAACAATTAAAATGGGTAAGACAAACTATATGTGATTTGATTAATAAAAATCCTGAAAAAGCAAAAAGATGGTTGTTACAAGAGGTTGCTAAAGAAGATCCTAATGTACCTTTGGTGGTTATAAAGGCATATGGTGATAAGTATCCATCAGGAATTAAAAAATTGGAGGATGAAGATCTGTTAAAGAATTGTGTAGTTGACTCTAAAAAAACTAATGGCATTAAAGCATACCCTGATAAGGGAGGATCTAAACAATCTTGGTTTATTGACTTAACTTGTAAGACTCATACCACAACTTTGAAGTTTTCTATTAGAACTAATAAGACTGGAACATCTCATAAGTTAGGGCAGTATGTAAATCTAGCGGTTAAGTTTAACGGGATAAAATAAAAACACTAAATATAAGTATGAAGAATCTTTTTCAATTTCTATCAGAGGCAAGTGCGTCGCAAGCATCGCAGCAAGCGAAGAAACTTAACCTTAGTAGTGATGGACACGGTAGTTGGTTTGACTCCCGTGGAAAGTTGGTGGCAGTTACTGAGAAAGGCAGACTAAAGTTTACAAATAAAAAGAAAGCAGCAGAGTCTCCTGCACAAGAAATGGGTCGCCGTCGCAAGGACGATGATCTTGCAGGTGCTCCATTACAGAAGAAACCCGCAGCACAACCTAAAGCAAAGGCAAAAGCAGAACCCGAACAGAAGAAAGGTGAGGGTGATACACTTACTTTAGCATTTGGTAGGTTCAATCCTCCTACTGTTGGACACGAAAAACTCTTACAAGCAGCAAAGAAAGCATCTGCTGGTGGAGAGTTAAAAATTTATCCATCAAGAACGCAAGATAATAAGAAAAATCCTCTTGATCCTGACATGAAGGTATCATATATGAGGAAGATGTTCCCAGATTTTGAGGAACAGATCATCAATGACCCAGAAATGAAGTCAATTTTTGATGTTTTAGTTTCAGCAAACGAAGAAGGATATAAAAATATCAATATTATAGTAGGAGCAGACAGACAAGGTGAGTTTGAGAACCTTGCACAGAAATATAACGGTCAATTATATGATTTTGATCTCATTCGTACCATTTCTGCTGGTCCTAGAGAGGAAGATGCGAAAGGAATTGAAGGAGTTTCTGCATCTAAGCAAAGAAAAGCAGTTGTAGATGATGATTATAATGGATTTAAGAAGGGATTGCCTAAAAAGATTAAAGATGGTGATGCAATGGCACTCTTTAATGCTGTTCGCACAGGAATGAAGATAAAAGCAGCAGCAAAGATGAAAGAAGAGTTTGCTGATTGGCAAATCGCTCCAAGATTTGACCAACAAACCTTACGTGAGCAGTATGTAACCAAGAAAATCTTTAATATTGGTGATCTTGTGGAGAATCTTAACACAGGATTGGTTGGTAGAATACTTAGAAGGGGTACAAACTATCTTATTTGTGTTACTGAGCAAGATAATATGTTTAAATCATGGATTAGAGATGTGATGGAAGCAGTTGTTAACTATCCTGGTGCTAAATCAGGAGTACCTGCTGATCAGAGAGAAGTAGGCACAACAGATCTTAGAAAATATACAATGGGACTCACAGGAACCAAAAAGATAAGGAATTTTATAAATAAGTACAAGGCAAAGAAGTAGTCATGTCATCAAATCCATTAAACGATCTTTCTCAGGTATATCTTGATCAGGTTGCCAACGTTAAGAAAGCAGAAAATGAAGCTGATATTCAGAGGTGGGAGGAGATAGGTGGTCCTACCCCTGATAATTACAAACCTACAGGTGGTTCTGCTAAAATTAAAACTGAAAGCACAAATAGATCTGATTGGAGAACTGATATTTTTGAGGCAGGAGATCCTGATGCAACTCAAACTCCTGGATTTAAAAAAGAAAAGGATACTGCAAGAAAGGTTAAAGAAGTATCAGGTATAAACAATAAGGTATTAATTAATCCTAAACTCAATGAGGCAATTAAGGAGATTGGTGGTGAAGTTATTGTTGCTGAAGAAGTAGAAGAGATTGATGAAGATGACCAAACCCGTCAGCAACAACTACAGAGAAAGCAGTTGATGATAGACCGTCAAAAACTACAGTTGAGACGTAGAGCAATGGGTAAGAAGAAAAAGGAAAATAATGATGGTGGATCAGAGACTGAAGCCCAAGCAAATGTGATTGCTAATGAAGGTGCTATGACAATGATTGGTAAGAAGAAACCAGAAAAGAAAGCTGAAAAGGCAATGGATGCTGGTTCAAGAGCAAAAAGAATGTTAGCAAGAAAGATACATGCTAAGTATGTTTCTGGTAGCACTGAGAATGTTCCTGATGATATAGCAGAAGCAGTAAAAGGACAAGATACATCAATGAGAAAAATGGCTGCACAGGATAGAGCAGCAGGAATAGATAAAAGATTATCTCCTAAAGAAGGAAGAAGGTCAGTAAAACCAGTCCGTTACCGATATAATGAAGGTGAAGATAAGGCATTTAATTATGTTGTTGCTAAACTTAAAAAGCAACATGGTGATGGAGTTTTGACAAAGGGTGATAAGATGCCTCAACCAAGTGCTGCTCAAAAGAAAAAGAATGCTGAAATTAGAGCACAAAGAGCAAAGCAGGATGGTAGAGATGCTACTGAAAAAGCATCAGATGGTAGATATTCTGATAGATATTCTAATCGTGGGAGTGACTAATGCTAAATGAAGTAGCACCTCCTGGTTGGGGACATACCAAGGCAGAGAAGGAAAAGACAAAACCTGATAAACCCAAGTCAAAGATTGGTGGGACTGCTGCTGCATTCAAGAGAGCATTGGATGATGGCAGATTTAAAGGACTTCCTGGTGATAAGACCAAGAAGGAGAAGACTGCTAGTATGTTTAAGTTAATGTACTCTATGAAAAAGAAGGGTGCTAAACCACATTATAAACCTGGTACTGATGAGAAGTATAAGAAGTATCAAGAAGATTGGAAACCAGAAATAGAACATAGCAAACTGGGTGATGCTGTGAAGAAAAAAAGAGAGAAGAAGAGGAAGGAAGCAGAGGCGAGTCTACCACCACATCTAAGATTAGATACGATGAAGAAAGCATTTGCATCTACTAATGAAGAAACCTCAATGCCTAATCTAGAGAAAAAAGATAGGGGTGCAATTAAAAAACGTTTCAAAGGTTTATTTAAAAAAGATATTAAAGGAACTGTACCAGGTGTAAATGAGGGAAATCTCCATAATAAGATGGATACGTTTAAGTCAAAAGCAGTTAAAAGAAGAGATGATAATGCACTCGGAACAATTTCTTCAGCAACAAAACGATATGAATTATTAAAAAAACTTATTGGTAGTAAGAAGAAACACGACAAACCTGCAATAAAGAAATAATTTTATAACTAAATAATACCACTTACTATAAGTAAATGACTGATTTAGGACTTGATGCCTCACAGGAGACACGTATCACTGTGATGCAAATGCAGATAGAGAGATTAGAGGAGAAACAAGAAGAGTTGCGTGAGCGACTTAAAGTTGTAGAAAAATGGGTGATAGGAGCAGCCGCAGTATTGGCAGCTGGTACTACTGTTATCGGATTTGCAACTAATATATCTAAGGCATATCTCTAACATATCAAGGTTATAAATATTCATTAGCAAAAGAATTCTTAGAAGGATAGCAACATGGCACTTTGGGGTAATAGCGACGCTGTAGGGGTGAATAGTACCGCATCAAGGGTCTCCTTAGCATATACCGATAATGGTTATACAAATGTAAATAATGCTGGTATAGGTTCAACTGGTTATGTTTTAACTGGTACAGCAACTTCATTCGGTCTTGCTGGATATGGTCAGACAGGAGATGTAATAGCAATAGGATTCCCTAAAAATACATTGGGAGTTGGTACATATTATGGTGAAGCAGTTATTGTTTCTATCGCTGCCACGAACGTATGTACAATTGCTAGTACTGATGGGTTAACTAGTGTTGATATTGGTGATACTACAGGATTAACTAGGTTTACTGGTCTTGGAACTATGTTCCTGATTAGGCAGTCTCCTGTGTATACTCATGACACTGCTCAGTTCAGTGAGAATTCTGCTGTCTTTAGTCAAGAAGTTCCTTCGGAGAAGACTATATTTGTTGGTACTGCTGGTACTGCTGTTGGTATAGGAACAAGTGCTGTATTTGTTAACAACTTAGAATTTAAAGTTGCTAATGATATTCTCGAACCATTTACTGATAGTGTCAGTAATGGTGGTAATAATATTACTATAACCAGCATTGGTAAATGTGAGACTGCTGCTAAGAGTCCATCTGCAGTAGGATTCTCCACCATTTACGTGGATACTACTCAGGTTCCTCACATAGACCATAGACACACAATGGTCAAACTGAAAGATGTTAGTGAGACTGGAGCAAGAACTAACTTCCTCCATATTGCTAGTGGTGGTATTGCTGCTACATCTGTATCTCTTGCGTCTACCATTCCATATACCATTGGAGTTGGTTCAGCAGTAGAATTTAGGATGACAGGAAGACATCAGCAAGGAAATGGAGCACCTGGTTTCGGATTCTTACTAGGTCTAGAATCTGGTGTTACTGCTGCAATTGGAAGTTCAGATTCAGTTAACATTCAGAGATTGCATGGTGGGTATGATGCTCATGTGTACTCTGTAGACGCAACTCTCGCAGGTCTAGCAACTAATTCTACTGCTCCTAACGGAATAGGAACAGGTGCTTATCAGACAGGTACTGGATGGGTTGGTGTTACAACTTACATAGATAACACAGGTAGACTAAGAGTTAAGAAAGAGACTCTGGTAGCGATGTCTGGTATTACCACTGGTAACTATCCACTATATGATGGCGAGGCATGGGGTGCTCTTGATCCTGACGGTTCTCCTAACTGATTAAAATAAATTACAACTTTAGAGTATGATATTTAATGAATTGACGGAGGATAACTTCCTCCTCTTTGCTATTAAGAATTATGAAAATCCTCAGGCAGTGACCAAAGAGGATTTTGATAAAGATCTTAATCATTTTAAATACATAAAAAGGTTATTGAAGCGATATAAGAATACGGGTCAATTAAAGACCCATCTTCTTTTAAATCATTTCATTATTCTTTATAATATTTTTGGAGAGGCAACTACTCCTATGATGTTCTTTAAAATTGAAGAAGATCTTTGGCCTTCTATGAAAACATTTGTCATGTTCTTGGGTAAACTCCCTGAGTATCCCAAATCAGCGATGCATGATATTCAACCTGATCTTTACTGTTTAAAGGAACTCTACAAGATTTACAATGAAAAAGAAGATTCTGGAAAGAATAATAAGTCTAATTCGTGAAGAGATGATGACGACTGGTAGCAATGTAAATGCTGCTGGTTTTAGTAGTAAAGCACCTGCCAAAGGACCTACTGCTGGTTTTGATCCTCTTGTTGGTAAGAAGAAAAAAAGAAAACCAACACCTCTAGGTAGATATAGGACGAGGGTTAACTGGAGACAGACGGATGAGAGTTAATGAAGCAGTAATAGAAAGACTAGAAAGAGTAATAGAAACCCTTCAAGATAATTCAGTCAAGATGGGGCAGATGCTTGCCGTCCATGATGAGAAACTAACAAAGCAGGACAGAATAGATGCAGTATTATTTGAGAAAGTGGAATCGGTTCATAGAGAAGTCAACCGTCAAGGTAAGGAGATTAAGGCAGGATGTGAGAGAGATATTCGCAAGGTAGATGAGAGACTTAG